CCTTTTAGTAATAATAATAATAATAATAACAATAATAATAATAATAAATTTAATTTAGATGACAGCAAGGGAGGGTTTAAGACAGCATCTAATGCAAATACTAAAGAACTATTAGGAACAATATCACTATATCTACCTCCAAAAATAGAATCAAAATATGGTGCAGATTGGCAAAAAATGCAGTTTGGTGCTTTGGGTGCCGGTTTTGGCGACGACGGCGCTATTAATTTTGGAGGTGCTGTTGGTGCTGCTGGTGCAACTGGTGCTTCATATTTACTAGATCTTGCAAAATCTTTTTTACAAAATACTCCTCAAGTAGAAAATCTTACATTAAACGGATTGGTTGGAGCAACTCTTGGTATTAGTTTTAATGATAATACCATTCAAACTTTCAATAAAATGAATCCAAGAACATTTGAATTTGAATATATTATGATTGCAAAAAATAAACCTGATGTTGCCAATATAAAAAGAATTATAAAACAATTTAAACGTTCTATGCATCCTAGTGCAGAAGGTAATAGAACTAAATTAGTATTATCTTATCCTCTTGTTTGGAGAATTACTCCTACTGGATATCGAATTAAAAACTCTAATGAAGGATTCTTAGATTTTATACCAAAAACAGATCTTTGTGGATTGGTTGATATGAAAGTTGATTATACTCCTGATAATAATATATCGCTCAATAGTGCAGGATTTGTACAAGCAGTAAGATTAAATTTATCGTTCATTGAACTTATTACATTAACAAGAGAAGACATCGACCAATTCAACTATTAATCCCATGGCATATTTCGATAAAGTTTCAGAAATCCTTTATTTAAAATACGACAAAAATCCTTATAATGGGGATTTTATAAGAATTAAAAATATATTTTCTCGTATTAAAATAGTAGACGACGTATTACCCCAAACAACTTTACTTGAAGATATTTTTGTCCAAAACGGAGAAAGACCTGATAATATTTCAAAAGAATATTATAATGATCCCGGTTTTGATTGGGTAATCATGATGATTAACAATATCAACAATCTTTATAAAGATTGGCCGTTAGAATCAAATGTATTGGAAAATTACATAAATGGAAAATATGCAGAACCATTAGATATTCATCATTATGAAACTATTGAACAAAGTTATGAAGATGATATAATATTAAAATCTGGGTTAAGAGTAGAAGAAACCTTTCAATTTATAACTCCAAATAATATTACACTTTCTAAAAATAAATCAAGAATTGGAATTAGTAACGCAGAATATGAAAGAAGAGAAAACGACAAAAAAAGAGAAATTCTAATCCTAAGACCAGAATTCCTCCCAGAGTTTGTGCGTATTACAGAGGATCAATTAAAATTCACCCCTAGCACAGAATTTATCAATAGTCGATTAAAAGTATCAACAAATTGATTAATTATTTTTCTTTGTAATCATACTCAATTTCAATTTTTTTGTGTTCTGTTCTTAAATCTGAGCAACTGAAATACCTTACATTTCTAGCTTCTAATAGTTTAGCAATACTATCCACAAGATTTCTTGCAATTGCTTCATTAGTTGCTTTTTTGCTATCATTTTCCATTAGGTCTACCTCCAATTTTATCCCATAAATCTTGAACCAGGTCTGGAGGTTTTACAGTCCGTTCATGCATATCTGGACATTTCCAGTTCTTCCACTTTTCAAGTTCTTCATCTGAAGGAACTTTAATCCTAACCATAGTACCTTCTTCGACAAATTCTTCGTTCATCGTGTTGTATGTCTCAGGTGTAATCTTATCAAATTCAGTCACGTTGCCTCCAATCATCAGGTTTGTCACGTTGAAACCAATCTGCCATCTCGTCAGTATTACTAAACCCGGTTTTATGATTTGATGGGTCCGGATCTCCTAATCCCATCCTATTCAAAAAATCATCCATAGATCCTTCCTTAATATCTTGAGATGATTGTCTCCTTGCTTTCTTCAACATCTCATTAGCTGTTGTATTTGCTTTAGCGAGTTTCTGTGCCCAAACCATATCGTCTAGTTTCACTTCCTCTCCATTAGCAATACATTTACAAATAAACTCTAATTTCAATCTATAGCGTGTAGAAAGCATAAAATGATGTCATGTACTGATTATTTATGATCGACCCTTTTTGCCAATTTTTTGCCCAGATTTTTTTTCCGACTTTTTTGAAACAAAAAGTCGATTTTCATTTTGGGAAAAAAATAAAAAAAATTATGGAGGGGGTTGCCCCCCTCTATTAATTAGATGTCCATATCATCCATGAGTGATCCAAAGTAATCATGATTATCTTCACTTGCAGGTGTAGCACTCTTAAGATTATTCAGTTCCTCCTTCAACTCAGGAGTGACTGGAGTAGACTTAGTGATGTCTGGAGAGTTGAAGTCTGGTTCTTCAAATCTAGGTGGTTGTTCATAACGAACCTCCTCATCAATAGAAGGAATTTTTGGTGTTGAAGTTACAGCATTAAACTTATCTTCAAGTTCAGCATAGGGTTTAAATGCAGTGGAAGCAACAAATTCACCCAAATCATACTGCTGTTCATAAATTGCCCTCAATTGTTCCCTATCAAAATTCCCAAGAACACCTGGAGTAGAGAAAGATGATTGATCATAGTTCCAAAAAGGTCCTTGCATAGTAATCCTTATATCAAAATCAGCACCTTTCCATAAATTTGTAGGATCAATAGATTTAATATCCTCAAACTTAGGTTTCAATGCATCTGTGATTTTTTCAAAGATCTTCGGACCATATTCAAAGATAAAAACTTTACCTTCATTGTCAGGATTTTCCTTATCTTTAATGACATAGATGTTAGAAAAATACTTCTGTTTGCGTTTGCGTTGAGATGCAAGTGCTCTGTCCTTAGGATCACCAGTCTTCCACAACTCTGAGTTTGCAACACAGACAGGACATTTTTTACCAATAGTTGTGGGACAAGGTTGACTGTAGAACCTGCTCTTATCCCCATTCACATTAAAATTATGAGCAAAGCGTGGAACCCATGGGTTGTCAAGTCCATGTGATGGTGGAAGGAATCTGATAGTTGCAGTACCACGCTTATCCTTCCCTAGTTTAGGTTTCCACATCCTATCATCAATATAACCACTCTTAGTATCAAGAGATGCTTTCAATTTCTCAAGGAGATCCCCCTGAGCTTCAAGTGCGTCAAAAGACATTCGTTATTCTCCGTATAAAATCGTTTTAGTTTTCTTTATGTGTCATTGACTGACAACATATTTAGGATACCACAGAAATCAATCTGTGTCAACCAATCCAAACTCTCTAGAGTTCTTCATGCTTTCAATTGCCTCTCTTGCTTTGTTGAATAAAGAGGCATTGATCTGTATTGGAGGTAGTCCCATCTGCTTTGCTGCCAATCTGAAATTTTCTTTCATTTGATTAGCATCTTCATCATCCTCTAATAAATTTATTCTAGTATAAAGAATTTCTTGAATATCAATAAGACGATTCATTTTATCAATGACTTCAAGTTTTTCTTCTTTAGATGCACTTGCTATGGTCGGTAATTGAATGGAGACTTCTGTATACAATCTGTATGCATGTTCCATTTCCTTTTTTACTATTTCTGAGGTAAATAAACTCATAGTTTTTTTAAAATAATTTGCTTTACTTGCTCTGAACTTCCCTGGATAAAGGGATCATATTTTTTTAATGTAAATGAAAGTTGCTTCCATATCACATCATCCTCTAGGAGTTTATCGTACCTATCGATAAATCCAGTTAACCTATTTAACATTATCAAAGTTTCTAGCATAATTCTACCACCAAGAAATAACTTTAATACTTCTGAATGCCCAGAATTTTTACATTTCATACAGACATTAATAGTATCACATTTGTCAAGGATGGTATCAATATCGGTAGAAAACAGATAAGAAAAACTTTGAATTCTCTTTTGCCATTCTATGTAATTCTTATCATTCATTTGAATAATATGAAAATTAGAATTAACTAAAAAATTAGAAACAAAATACTCAATAACTTTTTCCTTACTAGTATACTTTGTTGATATCTTTTCAAAAAAATATCTATCAGGTCTTTTTGAATAAGTTTTTTCTGAAACCTTTACATTACCTTGATACTTAAAATAATCATATGTTTTTCTACTGAAATGAGTTTTCAATGCAACATAAGTAGAATAAACTTCAAATGCATTCATGGTTAAATTGGTAAAACACCTCTAGTAGTCTTTTTAATGTAGTTCAATCGAGTTGCTTCTGCTTTGATCTTTTCTTTCAATGATGGAGCAATCAACTTTACAATTGACTCAACTTCAATGTCCTTTGTCTCACAAAAATCACAAATCGCATCAATGTAATTGATAGATTTGTTACTATCTTTGACCATAGTCTCGATAGTCATTGAAAATTTATTTTTGTCCATAAAACTATCGTCAATTAATTCATTAATGTTTTTATTTTTTTTGATGGGCATCCTTATACTCTGCAATGTAATCTCTTAGCAGAGGCACATAATCATTAGGATTCTCAACAAAGACTTGCGTGTTAGCAGTGTTACATGTAATTAATGTTACAATTTGCTTCACCTCGATCCCAGATCGTTCTTCATACATCTTGGCGTATCCAGTTTCCTGGACAAAATAAGATTCAATCCATTCTTTTTTCTTTTCTTTCAAAGAAGTTTTGAAATCAATAATAGATAGAACTCCATCAAATTCTGCAATGCAATCTACTCTTCCTGCAATACCAAATTCGTGACTATAAAGTGGTGCCTCTTGAAAATGAATGTTATCAATGCGTTTATACATTGCTTTCGCTTGTTTAAACAACATCAATGGTAGAAACTCATCCTCATATTTAGTAAGATCTAACTCGTTATTGAGATAATCTTCTACTATACTATGTAGTAGAGTTCCAGAGGAGGTCGCTCTACGAGTAACGCGATTTGCTTCCTCTTCACCAACCCTCTTTCTCCATTCAGCAATAGATTTTCGCTTTCGATAAGAGCATATTGTAGAAATTGATGGATATGACTTATCCCCAATGAAGTACTCTCTTTTACCATTTGATGCAGTAGTTGCATTAATGTTTTCTAAGAGTACTCCAGTATCAACATGATTAAACATAAAAATTAAAGTTCAGGTTTCAGTTTTAATTTACTAATTAGATAAGAACGAACAAGACCACTTCTAACTATATCATCCACATCAAATTCAACACTTGTAAATTCTTCCATAACTTCTATAATCTCTTGGAAGTTAAGGATGCCATTCCTTTCATTAGATTTTATAAGATCAGTTTGACGAACATCTCCAGCAAAAATAATCTTACAATCTTTACCAACACGAGTAATGATCGAATCTAATTCATGGAAATTCATATTTTGACATTCATCAACAATAATAATTGCATTGTTTAGTGTAGTGCCACGTAAGAATGAAGTGCTCCAAAATGAAATAGTTTCTTGTGCTCTGAGATTATCATACAACATATCGTATGAAGGATCATCAGGCATTTTAAACATATGCTCTACCATATTCTTGTATGGAATTTGATAAAGAGCTGATTTATCATCATGATCTCCTGGTAAGAAACCACATTCTCTGGTGGGAACAAGAGAACGAACCATGTATAACTTGTCGTAATTACTTGTTCCAGAAAGAATTTCTCGTAACGCTAGGTACATTGCGATAAAAGTTTTACCAGTCCCAGCACATCCATAAAGAAATAAATTCTTCCCCTCATCATATGCATCAAATACTAAAGATTGATTATCTGTTATGGGTTCAATCTCTCTTAGATGATTAACATTGATTGGTTTTTTACGTCTCATTGTCTTTGGAGTGCTATTAACAAAATCGAACTGTGTTTCTTTTTTCTTTCTTGCCATAAAGTTAATGAGTATTAATGTCTGAATGGATGTTTGCTTTTTTAATTGACTTTAGTACGTCTCTAAACCCATCCGGAACTGGATTTTTGATACCCGCAGTAGATACAACACCAGGAAATGAATCATGATACTGTTCTAATTTTGGGTTATCATCTTTATATTTATCGAGATCGTTAATACTCATGTAGATTTCACTTATCTCGCCAGTTTCTTTATCTCTAAACTGATACGTCGGCATCGTCTTCCCCTTCCTTTACTTTATTGAATCCAAACGGACCTTCTTTCTGCTCTTGGACCATTGCTTTTGCAACACCACCAATAGCTTCCATACATTTAATAATGTCCTCTGTTTTAGCACCTTCACCAAGTTCTTTGGCAACATACCAATACTTTGGCCAGAATGTTTCTCCTG